AAGCCGCTCAGATCGATCACTGGGGCAAAAATTTCATACATGACGTCTCCGACGGCGGCGGCTATGAAGATGACTCGGATCACCCGACTAGCACTTGGAAGGAAGCTGTACACACATGGGCCGACGTCCAGAATTGCCTTTTTACCGGTAAAACTTCGGCCCACCCCATGCAGACACCCGACCAGGAGGTCAACGACAAAATCGCCGGCTGGGGCCATTCCTCCAGCCCAACCCAGATCAGGGGACCCGGAGATAAGAACATGCCGGCTATCCCTAAGGTCAACAAACAGATCGCCGGCATTGATCTCGGCACCGGCAAAAACCCGGGTATCTCAAGTGTCTATGATAATGTAGACTATGAGGAGATCATTGCAAGAATGGCAGAGGTGACGTCCTCTCCGCTCTCTAGGGAGCGTACGTTCAAAAGAAACATGTGTGCCACACTCTTCGACCGGGTCTTTCTTGTCGCTGTAGACCCTGATGAGTTCTTGATAGACATCGAAGAGATGGGTAAAGCAGACAGCGCAACACCGACGGGTAAATTATACAAGGCGCTCTTTGTGGACACGGATGAGAACGGTGATCTTGGCTGGGTGAAGAGCAGTATGGTGGAGGGAAGAAACCAGGAAACTCATGGTGCGTCGACCATGCCCGGATACTACTTGAAGCCGGCAACCGGAGGCCTGTCTGACCCAGAGCTGAATCAGTTCATGGGTGGATTAGACTCAGAGCTATCTCTGGGTGATTACATCGTTCGAGTTGAGACAGTCTTCGGCAGCACAGACATAAGTGATGAGGAAACGCAGTGGATGGAAAATAAGACCCACACCACCGCGATGACCCCCTGGTATCCATAGAGAAAATAAGAGGCAACAATAATGTCACACGAATCAGATAAATCTACTAAATCATGGCCGTCACAGGCTGTCGCTTCCGTTGATGTGCCGAATCCAAGAAATTTGTCTGCACAATTTGAATACTTTAGGTATACTATCGATGAGACTAGCGATGTAGACACAGCGTATCAGAATGAAGCCGGCCTGGCCGGAGCATGGCAGCAAGGAGAAGCAGGACACCCATCATCAAAGACGCTCTACGCGGGCATGGCCACGAAAGAAGAGATACAATCTCACGCGCCTAGAGCTGTCGTTTTGAGATGGCACCATCCGCAGAACACAGACATTACAGCTCCTCCTAACGAGCTAAAACTGATTCAACGCATGCGAGAGGCCCTCAAGCCCACTCCGAAGCCTCCATACCCTGAGTGGGATGGAACCTCACAGATAAATGACGAAGCCCACACAGGTTCGCCAGGGTTCGTGGGGATAGGGATAAACGATCCTGCATACGCCTCAGCGGATCAAAAATTAATAATGTTCCTGATGTCGACATCGGGGGAGATGAACGACATCCTAGATTCTTCTGGCGGTGGGGATGTGTTGAACATCGATGCGACGAAGCTTGATAACGCTTTAACTGCGTTTTTTAGTAAGCATGGTATCGCTAACAGTCCAAACGCCGGCCTCGCCGGGAGCATCAAGGACTATTTCTTTGAATTGTGTGCCAACCCAACCATGACGTACGGACAGGTTGATTATTACAAGATGATGACGGGCAAAGAGGACTCACTGAAATCTGATCTATCTTCCGGTGTATCTGCCACTGCTCCTCCCATAATGAACTTACAGGTGAACAATGTATTGGCTCCTCACGTTTTTTTACGAGGTACATCTGTTATGGGAAGGCTCTCCGGCACTTGGCACGATTCTTACGCGGCAGCGAAAAAGTCTTATGAAGAGTCCATCGCTAACTTCACTCCCGGCGAGCTTTTGCTGTCAGGTATAAAGTCCACGATTGTGCCCTGGGATCCGATCGATACGACCTCATTCCCTGCGCCGGAACTAGTTGACATATCTAATATTTCAGAGGCGTTCAACATAATCGAAAACGATAAGCCTACAATATTGGCTTACATGATAGTGGGGTACGAACTCACGGACGCCGGCACGCCCGATTTCAACACAGAAAGGGTGATATTTACGTCTCCCACTAAAATAGAAGCTCGGGACACACTAGTAAAATACGGCAAGAGATACACTTATACTGTTCATTCAATCGCCGTGGCGTCAATGATCGCTGCAGTAGAAGGACAGGGAAAGTATAAGAAAATAAAGGCTCTGATCAAGTCCAATCCGAGTAATTCTGTTGTTCTTTTATGCAAGGACACTAAGTATACCCCTCCCCCGGCGGACATGGTGTTCAAGTGGGACTACGGATACATCAGACAGAAAGATAGAAAGAGAGGAAGGCTGTTAATTGAGTGGAACATGCCGGTCAATCCGGAGAATGACATAAAATACTTTCAAATATATCGAAGGTCATCAGTGGCACATCCATTTGAGCTCATGGCAGAGTATGATTTCAACGACTCTGTGGATGGAGGTGATCACGCCGCGTCAAATGTGGTTCTAGGATATCCTGAGGAAAAACCGGAAGAGCTTAGTCACTTATCTATGCCGTCGCTACGGAGAAAGAGAAAGGACCCTACGTCACCGAAAGCAAACGAGGGGCCTTTAAAGGATCTAAAGTATAAGGCCCGCAAAATAATGATCACTAGGTACGCGGATTACGAGTTCACTAAGGGGTCTGTTTACATCTACACGATGGTCTGCATCGATGCCCATGGTAATTTTTCCAATTATTCTCCACAGTATGGTGTGTGGTTCGACACAGATAAAAATGAGATAGTTGTTGATAATGTATCGCCTTCTGGTGCACCCATGCCTCACCCGAACTGGTTTCTGAATCCGTCTATTGTGATGTCTCGCCAAAGTGGTCATTATTTGTCGGGAATGACCTGGGGTAATGACTCTGTGTATCCCGTCCCTGATTGGGCAAAAACTCTAGATGCCGCGTCAAAGGGTGCTGCTCTCTCAAATATCACAGTTGACTGTATCAAGACAAGCAAGCATAATAAGATCAATTTATATCTTGATCCAGATGCGATGAATGTGTACACGTCTGACGCCGAAGGTAGCATCAACGGCATGTCTGTGCTAGCGTACAGTGCTTCACATGTGGGCATGCCCAACTCAGACGACAAGACTTTTTCAGTGGGATCTTATCAGATGCACTTAATAAATGTAGACAGGGGAAAGAGCAAATTGATAGATATCTTCATTGACGAGCAACGGGACAAGATCTATCAACCAGGATCAGACGCTCCAGACGCTGTTCCCCCGTATTGGATTAGCGATAATGCCAAATACACGAAGTTCAATAATTGGCCGGGCGGATGATGTTTGAGACAGCGGTATACGTGGGAAGATACAGTGATAAGATTTTGACGGTGGTTAAAAAATAGAGAGCATATTTACTATGAAGTTTGTGATACTTATAATTACTTAGGAGAGGAAGCTTATGGGGTTTTTAGATCATAGCACCAACAACATCATCATCGATGCGGTCCTGACTAACACAGGACGCGCCTTTCTTGCGGCTAACAACGGATCGTTCAATATAACTCAATTCGCTCTAGCAGATGATGAGGTCGATTATACCATAATCAAGAAGTTTGGAAGGACAGTTGGTAAAGAGAAGATAGAGAAGAACACGCCAGTCTTTGAGGCCCAGACAGCTGGGGAGCCCTTTGCGCTCAAACATAAACTGTTGAGCCTTTCTAATCCGCTTCTTGTCTATCTGCCCTCTATAACATTGGAGAAGATAACGCTCAATGGTGAAGAAATTGGCGAGACTGCAGTTCTGAAGACGTCCACCACGACGGTGACGAACGTCAGCGTTAAACTCTCCGTTCAGCAGAATATGGCAATCCCAATTGAGTTGGCCGACACGAGTTTTAACGTGTCGCTGCCGTACAGGTTTATGAAATTATCTGGTCTGTCGTATTATTATCTAGACCCCAGGACAAAGATAGCTTACTATACATCCTTATCCAATACAATCGAGTCCGCTAGTGTTAAGACAAGTATCAACTTAAAACTTCATGCTGGTATCAGCGACTTATTCAGTATTTACTCTGATCCAAGCAGTGCTAGCACGATCTCAACGTCGATCAAGATATCTGGTAATAAATCAGGAGCTGAGATCATAATTCCTGTTTCGATAAAAAATGAGTAATGGATAAGCGGTCATTTAGACAAGAGGAAATGAAATATGCCCATCTATAAAGAACTTTCACCTGCTGATATTCATACGTCTGTCAGCACTCTGAATCAGCTAGTCGATGTGATTCAAGAGGATGTGTCAGGATCATCTACAAGAAGAAAGTATCAGGTCTACGTCACTGGAGGTTTCAACGTAGGACCGGGGGTGACGTCATCCTTGTACCAGACAGTGTATGATCAGGACTTCACCCTCCAGACTTCTAATCCAATATTTGATATGACCGTCGGTCTCTTCGTTGGCGGCACCGTGACCGGTCTTAAGGGCGCAGGACAAGCCGGTTATCCAAGCATCTTTACTGAGCAACAGAATGAAAAAATGCTGTTTCCCTCGACTTCCCTGATGATGCGAGAGAAGATCGACGTGTACACACAGTTTTCACAGATGTTGCTTGGAACCCGCAACCAGCCGTTCTACGTTCCACACGATAGTACCGATGACACCAATCAGGTTGATGTAGCATTATTCATGTGTTTTAAGCGGCTTTTCTCTAGAGACAGGATCAAAAGAGAGACCTTCGCTATGAGGTTCTACCAGTCCGCTTCACTCAGTGGATACGATGGATACACTCATAATTTCGCCGCTAGCGGGACCTATGCTTCTACGATAGGTAGTGTCGACACTAGTGGTTCTAATGTGAGCTCTCTTCCCGGCCAGGCGCCCACGTCCGGCCTGGGGGCGAAGATATTTACTGACAAAGGCTCGACGACCAGCCAGACATCAGACATCCCTGGCGGTGCGGTCGGGACGATAGTCGACGCCTCAAACATCTCAAATCACGTAGGGACGATATTCTACGACCAGGGAATTGTGATGTTTGATTTAGCGAGGATCTGTTGGCCGCATCAGCACATGTCTGGAGTCATAAAGGCGTTGAACCCAAATACGCTCAATGATGTCCCGATCGGTTACACACTCATCGGCTCGGGGACAGACAAGGATGCGCTGCACCTCTCAGCGGGACAGTGGGGTAATCATGAGGCATCCTTCATCCCGGACTTCGTGGTGTCCGCCTCTATAGACGATATCGTCGATCATGTAGCAAGCACAAGATTTCAGTCGGGATCTTTGACAGCCATGACGTTTCAAAATGTCACTAACATAAACTCTACCCTATTCTTCTGTCGTGCTACTCCGGATGAGTTCAACTATTCTTCTAATCCCTCCTTCACTTCAGACACAACTAATCGGATCCAGGTGATCGATGAAGGCGCCCAGGACGAGCAGAGGACATTCACATTCCCAACTACAATAGGACTGTACGACTCCCTAGGGAACCTCCTCGCTGTAGCGAAGACCAGCCGTCCCATAGAGAAGAACGACGAGAAGGACATGACCTTCAGGGTTCGTTTAGATTTCTAACGAACCTCACCTCGGGGTGTCTAGTGAGCGTTATACTTAATCTTCGTGGGGTGCACGGTGTTAACCATGTGCTTCCATGCGGTTTACAATATACTAGCTTCGAAGGTTTTACATGGCGATACTACCCCTAGGACCAGACTGGTTCGACAATCTGACGATCTCAACTCATCCCAAGAGATTCTTCGCGTCATCGTCATTCGGTCTGACAGGATCAGTACCGCTATTCGCTAACCGGTCTCCCATTGAAAAAGAGGCCCAGAAACTCACCGCATTCAATGAGTCATCGTTCGATGAGATATCGAATGACATGGTAACCTTGAATAAGACGATAGATCTCTCCTTGTTAAACCCAGATAATAGATCTATTATTATTCATTTCGCCAGAATGGGAAACTGGAAGGGCAATGTGCATCCCGGCGTCGGCCTCCCCCAAGCCGCCAATCCATATATCTTCTGGCCGTGGACTGTCAACTTCCAATACGGCTGGAACGCGGATGAAAATAAACTAGTTACTTTAAAGTCTGGTGTATCTGTGTCGGAAGATCATTTCGATGAGGCGTATACGTTCAAAGATCCGGAGAATGCATATGTTACTGCGATGGCGAGTAATACGGGTCTGTCTAGTCGAAAAGTTAACGTTTCTTTTGGAGACGGAGTACAACTAATAAACACCAAAGAGGATGCGAAAAGGTTCGCTGAGTCCTTTGCTGCTGCAATAAATGATAACTCTAGGTATCTAACGGCTGTAGCATACGATGGCACATCTAAAAATCATCCACCGCAGCTGGATCTCGGCTGGTCAGTCCTTATCAAAACCCGCGGCGATATCCTGACAGGTCTTGACTCTCAAAATATCAATGCGAGTATCTTTCACTGGTCCATCGCAGACAACAGCTACATCCTCCGCAACCAGGTCAAGGATCCAAACATCATCAACCCGGATGCTGATTACGGCTTCTCCATCGTCGGTACCCATGACACCGGCGACAACATCTATGTGGCCGGCGATCCGCCCTGGCGGACGACTGTGATTCTTTCCATCCCATCGCCGAACGACCCGGGCTTCGGCGCGGGCAACGACCAGACTACGTTTTTGTGGAATCAGCTGGTGGGATCCAAAGGTGTGTTGGACGGCATACAACTCGTGTTCGAACTCAGCAACGGCATCAATGCGCCTGACGCTTATGGCAAACTAGCTCTCGGTCAGGGCTTAGAAAGCGTCGAGGAGCCCATGGAGCAACTCCTCGAGCTCATAAACTCCGAGAGCATGTCCAGGCGCAAGCAGAAGTATCAAGAGATAATCAGGTTCGAGCCCCCTCACAGTTGGAACAAGGACTGGGGTAGATACCTCACAGTCAAGAACGTCCTGTATAAACACTATAAACCGCGCTCTAGGAACGTCAACTGGGGATACACTAACTACCACACTATTAACTTCTTCACGGCGTCCTGTGTACCGACGGGGTCTGTACTCATGTATCCCGCGTATCATCCGGGCGGCTCAGATGTCACTTACGATCACTCGTATGTCCCGGGAGCTACAGTTCCCACGCAAGACGATGCTTGGGAAGGTCAGAAAAAGCCCTTATCGTTGGGCGGGAACTGGTACGTTCCAAACGGATCTTTTACGTTCGAGTTCTACATGAATCCCAGGTACACGACGGATTCTGATACTCATGAGTTCCATGCCGGGACACTGTTCCACCTCTCGTCTTCGTATGTGGTCTCTCTGGTGACAGGGAGCAGTCGAAGTGAGGTCGACCAATTGCCGGACGGCTACAGGATAATGCTCCAACTAAGTCATAGCGCTGACATCCCACCGTCGACCATAGATCTATCAACAGCAAATAACGCCAGAACAGGAAAGGAAGACCTGGTGTTTCTATCGTCTGACAACTCTCTTAAGAGGAATCACTGGCACCATGTGGCAATCAGATGGGGCGGCGGCGGCTTTACGGGAGATCTGGGACTCAATGGAAAGGGTTCTTTCTTTATCGATGCAGTTGAGGATGAGACTTTCACGATCATGAATGGAGATTTCCCACTTGCCGGCTCGGGGTCTATAATTCCACATCCATTTAGTTTTAAAGGGAACCAAGAGTATCCTAATGTTCTTTTTGTGGGGAATTACTTCGACGGCGGCAATCGATCTGACTTGGGTGTGATGACATCCATGTTTTTCAATGACACAGTGGCATCTAGTGAGGGTGTGAGGTCTCTTCTACCAGGAGACAACGCCATCTCAGATCCCCGTGAGGACTATTATAATTTCAGTCATCCACTTAACGCTGAGGTCCATGAGCTAAAAATTTGGTCCCGGGCACTGCAACACCGAGAGATTCTATCATCATCTAGAGCGGGAAGTTTCCCTGCTGCAGGGAATCATGTGGCCGCAGACAGACCGCTACCTCCATGGAGCCCAGACGTTGACAGATCACTATTATTCTATGTGCCGCCTTTCTTTGTGAAGGATTCTAGTCCTAGAAAGGTGCTCCAGACCCCATTCCAGAAGTCCTCTGAGTCGGTTTACACTGATGATCCCTTCAATGCGGCTCTCTCGTTCGGCTTAGGGGGAAGGGAGATAAACCTGGAGAACTTTACTAGGGACTTCGCGTACCACAAAAAAAGTGCGACGACGTACGGGACACGACCCACGACCCACGGAAACTATCCCCGCCTCTTTCATCTCACCAGCTCTGACATCAAGCTGACCACACTATCAAAGACAGTCAATGACTTTCTGTATGAGTCCCCGGGAGTGAGAAAGAGGAATCTCACGATTCTTCCGAATGACAATGGTTTGTTTAAGCCGAACTATGAGTTGATCAGATCCGGTAGCCAGGCTCATGAAGATATCGCCGTGGGTCCCATGTCCAAATTCATTGATGAATTTGGAAATGTGAATCTGTCGAACATCAGTCTGAATGATATGATTGACTTGACCGGTCTTTACGGCGGCGCGATCTCCTCGTATGAATGGACTAATAAAGATCCAGACGATCTCAACTACGACCCGGAGCTCCTCCCACCGATAGAAGAGATATACACAGAGGCCTATGATCCCTTCTTGGGCCCAGGAAACACGATATACATGAAGGATGATGATGGGGCCGACATGTATGGACCCTACACTGATCCCCTATCAAATACCACGTGGGGTGCAGGTGAGAAAGTTCCCGTTCTGATTCCAAAGTCCATATTCAAGGAACTGGAAGGACCGACTCCGGAGCAGCCATGGGTGGATCCTTCTGCGTCCCCGGGTGAGGTGCTCGCTCTAGCTCAACGATTCCGAGAGTCGTCTTCCATGGAAGTAGTGTTCTTCGATGCGTCTAATCTATTTTACGGTCAGAGGATCATGCCTGGGTCTTACATTATCACCGACGTAGCTTTAACCGGATCAGACAGTAAGGTAAAGATGACGCTTAAAGACAACAGCGAAATGAGCTTATATCGGGCTGACTGTCTGACACCGCACGCGACATGGAACAGTGTTGGAAACGTTTTCTATGAGGAAGGGATCTCAACAATCAAGTCGCCCAACATTCCACACTTTGGAAAGGATCAGTTCGAGGTAACCATGACGGGAGAACAGGACATGCATGTCCTTGAGATCCACGTGCCATGCCCGTCAGGAATGTTCATATCTTCGTCCAACACTTCGTACAAGCCCTTAAGGGCATCAGACTACGCGAACGATGCAGAGTCTCAGTTCGTCTACATCACGGGCCTAAATTTTCACGATGAGAATCTGAATATCATCGCGAGGTCGAATTTAGCGTCTCCTCTGGTAAAACGATTTGAGGACAAGTTTCTGTTTAGGGTGAAACTGGATTTTTAATGGACTATGTATTGGGTTTAGATGTGTCGACATCCTGCACAGGGTGGTGTGTGATATCCCTGGATGATCCAGAAGGGCCGCAGGGATCACCAAATGTTGAAATGGGGTGTATACACATGTTTAACATTAAAAGCCCATACGATAAGGCACAGAGGGTGTCAGATACCCTCTCTAATCTAATGATACGATACAACATAACACATGTGTTTATTGAGGAGAATCTACAGGCGTTCCGACCCGGATTATCCTCTGCGAAGACCCTTCTGACCCTCGCCAGATTCAATGGAGTTGTTTCCTACATCTGCAGTCAGGTATTCGATTCACCTCCGATTTTTTTAAATGTCAATGCGGCTAGAAAGTCTGTTGGTCTTAAGATCATACGTAAGTCAAAAGGGGGCAAGGAGACGAAACACCAGGTCATAGAGTGGGTCACGAGTGCTCTAGAGCGACAGGGAATCAGCCATCATTGGCCCACTAGGATTCTGAAGTCAGGGCCCCGCCGGGGCCAACAGGAGCTCGATCGAGGATGCTTCGACATGGCCGACGCGTACGTGATCGCCACCGCTGGGCTCAAAGATGTGTCTTCTGGACCCGGATAGTGTGTGAACATTAAGCTAAATCACTGTACACTTAAGCAGTGAAGCCTATATTGCGAGAAAAAATAGTCTTTCTTCGGCGCTGCTTCGGCACTGCTGTTCTCGAACGAGACGGTGTGAATGTCGCATTTTGTTGTCCGAATCCGGATTGTGGATCTCACGGTGTGTCCTCTAAACACAAGCTAGTGATCAAAATAGACACAGATCAATACCACTGTTGGGTGTGTGGCATTAAGGGGGCCAGCCTCTATGGCCTCATAAGAAAGTACTCATCTGAGAGCCCTAGGGAGTACGTCGATCGTTTTGATAGTAGAAAAAGATCCGACGCGGAGACATTAGACACTTCGGACGTCGATGAACGTGTGAGAATACCAAACGGATTTCAAATGTTAGTTTACTGCTTACAAAGCCTAGATCCTGACATCCAATCGTGTATACAGTATGTTCTAGACAGGGGCCTAACTGAGGTAGACATGTGGAGGTTTCGCTTGGGTGCATGCACCATAGGGAGATATCGCCGACGTGTAATAGTACCTTCATTTGACTGTGATGGCGAACTCAATTATTTTGCAGCACGATCTGTGGATGCTGATGCCAGGATGAAGTACATTAACTCAAATCGACCCAAGAAATCTGTGATATTTAATGAGATTTCCATCGACTGGAAGAAACCTCTGACAATAGTCGAGGGCCCGTTTGACTTAGTCAAGTGTGATGACAACGCCACCTGTCTTTTGGGCTCAGCTTTTAATGAAGGGTTCAGTCTTTTTAGCAAAATAGTGTCTCATAAGACACCTGTTGTGTTGGCCCTCGACCCGGATGCCACTAGTAAGACACACAAGCATGCCAAGTTGCTTTCATCGTATGGAATTGATGTGAGTGTAATGGATGTGTCACCATGGTCGGATGTGGGGGAGATGACAAGAGATCAGTTCATATCTCAAAAATCTATGGTTAATCCGTGGAGTGATACCGACCGGCTGTATCACCTAATAGGATCTATTAGAAGCGGCTCCCAATTTTGAGAAACTTGTACATGTTGTGGCTTGTTGAATATGTTTATTATATGTCGCCTTAGAGCGTTTGGGAAATAGATTAATATGAGCTTTAAGTGTGTACACATTGCTGACATACATTTTCGTGGGTTGAGTCGTCATGATGAGTATAGACAATCATTCACTGAATTTTTTAATCAGGCAAAAGCATTATCTCCTGACGTAATTTTTGTGGGTGGCGACATTGTTCACTCTAAGACACAGGGGATATCCCCAGAGCTGATAGATCTTCTTAGCTGGTGGTTCACGTCGCTAGCAGATATTGCTCCAACGCATATCATCTTAGGCAATCATGACGGATTGATAATGAACAAGCACCGTCAGGATGCAATAACACCTATTATCACTGCTCTGGATAATCCTAGGCTTCATCTCTATAAAAAGTCAGGAACTTATCCTACTGGTGTGGACGGATTCAACTGGTGTGTGTTCTCGTGCTTTGACGAGCCTGCCTGGAACACTGTTAAACCTGTGAGTGGTGAGACTAATATTGCGCTCTTTCACGGAGGTGTCACAGGTTCGCTGACAGACATAAATTGGAACATTGATGGAGAAGTCGATGTAGAATTTTTCAATGATTTCGACTTTGTCTTTTTGGGTGACATTCACAGAGTTCAATATCTTAACAAGGAGAAAACAGTCGCCTACTGTGGGTCATCAATACAGCAGAACTATGGTGAGGACCCCGGAAAGGGTTTCCTGTTTTGGGAGATTGAAAGCAAGGAAACTTTTACCAGCACATTCCATGAGATTCCTCATTCTGTTCCATTTGTGACAGTTGACTGGAAGGGCACAGTTGAGCTAACAATGGACGAGGCTGATCTTTTTCCAGATGGATCCAGATTCAGAATTCGGGTGCGGGACAAGATAACACAGGCGGATATAAGGCACCTTCACTCATCCCTCAAGGAGTCTAAAGATGCATCAGAGATAGTGTTCAAGCATGAGCATGATGATGATATGAGTGTCATCACAACCAGTGATGGTAGCATATTCAAGGAAGACCTTAGGGATCCAAAAACCCATATGAAAATTATGAGGGATTTTTACAACACCGCGACGATCTCCGGTCCTGAGTGGGATAGGCTAGACAATATGATATCAGTGTTTGTCAATAAAGTGTCCCAGGACGAGCACACGACGAGACACCTCAAGTGGACGATCAGAAGATTGGAATTTGATAACACATTTTCATACGGAAAGGGGAATGTCATAAACTTTGATGCACTGGGAGGAATAACAGGTGTATTTGGCAAGAATAGATCAGGGAAGTCATCCATTCCTGGGACCTTGATGTATACTCTGTTCAACACGACGGACAGAGGCCCAATCAAGAACATTCACATCATCAATTCTAGGAAGGGGCACTGTTCTGGAAAACTACTCATAAACGTGAACGGAAAAAATTATATCGTGGAGCGACAGTCAGTTAAGCACCAGAACAGAAGGGGTGTTCTTAATGCGTCCACACATTTGAATCTTTTTTTGGCAGACGATGATGGCGACCCAATTCAGGATCTAAGCGAGGAGCAGAGAAGGGAGACAGAGAAGGTTCTTCGAAGGTTAGTAGGAAATGCGGATGATTTTCTCTTGACATCACTGGCTAGCCAGGGGGAGATGAACACATTTATTCGTCACAGGGCCACTAAGCGAAAGGAGATTCTGACAAACTTTCTTGATCTGAACATATTTGATCAGATGCATTCATTTGCTAAGGAAGAGTCAGCAGAGACAAAAGCCCTTCTCAAGAATGTTCCGGACCGCGACTGGGACACAGTGATCGATAAAAAGAGTAGGGAAAAGCTTGTAAAGACGAGGAAGAGAGACGTCGTTGATGAGAATCTCTCCAAGATGAGAAAACACATGCAGGATCTCAAGATAATCTTGGCAACTCACAAAGATAGAGATCTAGTGACAGAGGAGGATGTCCAGGAGCAGGAGACAAGGATAGACAGAACAAAGGGTGGTCTCAAGTCCGCTAGAAAAAAGAGTAAGCAGTTGTCAATTGAGATCAGGGATATTGAGGATAGAACTGATAAGATAGACAGTCTCAAGGCACAGTTTCCTGTGGATGAGCTGAAGGAGCGTCTCACAGTGCAACAGGACTTGGAAAAGTCCATAGTTGATATAACACACCTCAAGGAGCGGGAGCAGACTCTACTGAAGGGCCAGGATCGATCTGTTAGAAAATTAGATGAGGTGCCATGCGGCGACGAATATCCCACATGCAAGTACATCAAGGAGTCCCACAAGAACAAGAAGCTAATAGAAAACCAGAAAAAGATGGTCGATGATGTGAGGGACCAACTAAAAGCTGCCCGGCGAGCTATGGTGATTCTACAAAAAGAGAATCTACAGGAGAAGATAGAGAGGTACAATCTTATAATGACCCAAGGAAATGACCTCAGGGTTGAGCTATCACAGAAGACTGTTTTTCTTCATGAGGCAGAGACAAATATGAACAGGAACGGGGAGCTGCTCCAGGAGCTAGAGGATGATCTTCGAGATATGAGACTCAGGGTCTCTGATCGTGAGTCTGCTCAAGAGATAAGGCTGCTTAAGGGCGAAATGAGGGATATCCAGGATAAGATCACTAATAATGATGCTGTCAGAATTTCGATTTCTGAGAATATTGGTCTCTTGACCAGCCAAATTGGGAAGCTTGAGGAAGAGAGGGAGACCTATAAAGAACTGCTGTCTCAGTGGAGGACATACGATCTATTCATGAATGCGGTGTCCAAGAAGGGAATTCCTCTGAGAATAATAACTTCCCAACTCCCATCCATCAATGCTGAGATATCAAAAATTCTCCAGGATGTCGTCGGTTTTACCGTCAGGATGGAGGCCGATCCCGGTACTAATGCCATGGATATATCTATTGATTATGGGGACTCGACCCGAGTTATTGAGTGTGCCTCCGGCATGGAGAAAATGATGGCTTCTCTTGCTATACGAGTGGCACTAATTAATGTGTCCTCTCTTCCAAAAACAGATCTTTTAATTATTGATGAGGGTTTTGGTGCTCTTGACGAGATGAATGTTGAGGCATGTAATAGGCTTTTAGAATCACTCAAACGGTGGTTTAGAAATATTTTGGTGATATCTCATGTTGATGCTGTCAAGGATGCAGTAGACAATGTGCTTGTGATAGGAAAGAAGGGAAAGGATGCAATGGTGCGCTGTGATGGGGACGACTGGTATGACCGCGCCTAACATTGACAGAAATGCAATAATCAGCTCTGAGGTGCTCTCTGACGGCAGAACAATCCTACATCATGAGTCAGACTTCACAATTCTACTACCTGAGGATACAGAGAATTGGGTTCCTTTGGACTGTCCTGTGTGCCTAATTCTTATGAGGGATATGACAGATGTGATGTATTATCAAAAATATCAGTGCTGCTCTGATTGTGCTATGGATTGGGCTGAACCCAATAGATCGAACTGGGCAGATGGGTGGAGGCCCGATACTGGGAGCGTACGAAAGAGACTCGTAACACGACTAGCATTTCCCTCTCATAGGTCAATTACAGCCCAAGAGGAATAATTAATAATGACATGCAAGATATATCTTTTGGAGTAATACGATGTTATCGATACAGGAAATAAATGTTCTAGGCCAGTGTATTAACGAAGTGGCAGGCTCTAACTGGGGTGCTTCCGGAACTAGATCTGTGACTGCCTCACTGCAGGGAAGTTCTATTCTTATGAAATTTTCCACTATTGTTTATTTTGCCGGCGAGCAATCCCTTAAAGTACAGATGGATGCTGTGGCTCATGAGTCTATGGAGATTCTATCTGATCAGCTCAATGAGATCAAAAAGCATTACAAAGATGCGACAGGATCTGCATTAAAGTGTGAGGAGGGAACCAATAGAGATGACCTTGAAATGGTTCAGGCAACAGCCGGCTCGCTGAGGAAGATTGCACACTACAGGCGTCATCTCACTGTAGAGATAAAAAACTAGAAATGCCCCCCAACAACAAGAAGCGCCAGGTAAATGAGATAATAAAGTGTGGAAAGGATCCCATATACTTTTTGAACAAGTATGTGAAAATACAGCATCCAACTAGGGGAACAATTCCCTTTAACACATATAAGTTCCAAGATGCATGCTTGAAAGATTTCGTTGATCACCGATTCAACATTATTCTTAAGTCTAGGCAGTTGGGAATATCGACTCTCGGTGCTGCATATGCTGTCTGGTTGGCAGTATTCTACAGGGACAAAAACATTCTTGTCATTGCCACCAAGCTCAGTGTAGCAATGAACTTCATAAAGAAGGTGAAGGTCGCATTGAAGGGCATGCCCAGATGGCTTCTACTTCCAGAGATAGTGTCCAATAATAAACAGACAGTGGAGTTCAGCAACGGATCATCGATAAAGGCAATTCCCACCTCTGAGGATGCCGGTCGGTCTGAGGCACTCTCACTTCTTATTGTTGACGAAGCCGCATTTGTTAGAAATTTTGATGAGCTATGGATGGGTCTCTATCCGACGCTGGTGACCGGCGGAAGGGCAATCGTACTCTCAACACCGAATGGTGTGGGAGGTCAGTACTATGATCTGTACATGAAGGCGATCTCTGGTGAAAATGAATTCAATCCGACAAAGTTACCGTGGGATGTGCACCCAGAGCACGATGATGAGTGGTTCGTAAATGAGTCTAAAAATTTATCCGAGAGGCAGGTAGCACAAGAGTTTCTATGTGATTTTGCTGCATCGGGAGACACATTTCTATCAGTTGAGGATATTGATTATCTTCGAACAGCTGTCAAGAGACCTCTAGAGAAGTGGGGTCCGGACATGGGTGTCTGGGTGTGGAAGTATGCCTTGAGTGAGCACAAGTACATTATTTCTGCCGATGTGTCTCGTGGTGACGCAGCTGACTATTCGACATTTCATGTGATAGATACAGAGGAGTCTGAGGTTGTGGCTGAGTACAAGGGAAAGATTCCACCCGATCAGTTTGCTATCCTATTAAATGAAGCCGGAATGCGTTATGGTAAGGCTGTGATGTGTCCTGAGAATAACACATACGGTTATGCTGTGATAATGAAGCTCCATGAGTTGAACTATCCGAATCTTTATTACAAAAATGAGAGGGACAAGTACGCGTACTACAAGACCGGAGCTCAAATTTCCAAGATAGGCTTCACCACTTCTGCCCAGTCCAGAAATCAGATTCTCACTAAGCTGGAGGAGGTCCTTAGAAATAGGGAGGTTCGATGTTACTCCTCTAGATTGTATGAGGAGATGAAAATGTTCATCTGGAAGGGAAGTAAGGCACAGGCACAGAAGGGAAGCAATGATGACCTTGTGATATCTCTTGCAATCGGTGTGTGGTTATACGACACTCGTCCGGAGTACAATAAGCAGTCTATGAACATCAATACTGCGATACTTAAGGCTATGGGAGTTAATAGAAATTCTGCTGAAAAGTCTGTCATATCTCCGTGGGAGAAAGGGAACCGGAACAATCCGTTTAAACCCTTTTCTATGGGATCCCTGCCCGTCAGTGGATCCGATTCACCATATGGTGATGACTTCTCATGGCTTTTGAAGTAAATTTTATTTGGTCAGAATTGTTGATACAATTTTATTTACTACAGACAGTCAGAAAATGTGAGATCCAATGGCCCAAAAGAATCAAAATTTATTTCAGAGATTAACCAGGCTTTTTAGGTCTGGGCCTTCTATCAAAAGACGTGTAAGATCATTCGATGGTCCTAAAACTTCATCAGCGTTAGAGGTCTTTCGAAGAGCACACAGTGATGTGTATAACAGCACACTGAGTGCGTATGGATCCTTTGATAGGATGTCCAGATACAGTGATTTTAGTGAGATGGAAGCAACACCTGAGATAGCTTCCGCCCTAGATATCTACGCTGAGGAGACTGCCTCTCCG